AACTCGGCACGCTAATTGCTAAGCGCTAGGACACGACTGCCCTTTATTATGCGCGCAGACGCGTAGCAAGGACCGTGCCAACTCGGCGCAAATTAATTTGCAAATAGTTTAAAAAATGACTTGCACAGTGCAACCGCTGTGCTATTGTTTACTCAGGCCAAGGCAATACCGCCCAGCCGCTAATACAGGTACACCGCCATGAAAACTGCATCCTCCACCAAAGCACCACGCGCCCCTAAAGTTGCTGTTAACCACGATGCGCATGTGCAGGCTTATGAAGCCAACTGGGCCGAACAATACAACGAAGCCAAGGCCATCGATGAAGCACGGCAAGCTAACCCAGTTGTGGCCCTGCTTGAACAGTTTGACGCTGGCGTAGCAAGCGGTGAAATTGTAGCGCCAGCCGTAGTGGGCGCACCCAGCTTTAAATTGGCCGGTAAGGCCGCCCAGGACCGCGCCACCATGCAAGCCGGGGCCAAAACAGGTATGGGTATGGCTTGGCGCAGTGTGGCCGCCCCAGCCACTAATACGCGCCTTGTAGCACTGGCCCAGTTGCAAGCGCTTGGCGATACGTTTACCGAAGCCGAAGCGCTCGCCGCACTGGCGCAGATTAAAGCCAAGCTGGGCAGCGGCACACCACGGTCTTATTGGAAGGCTTTCACCACCAGCGGCTACATTGCTCAAGCCTAACCACTACGCACGGGGCCTCCGGGCCCCAAGGATGTGTGAAATGTGCAAATTACTAGGCGCCGTCGCTATCTACACCATCGTGCTATGGGCTGCGTTCCTAGCACTACGCGGATACATGCAACGGCCAAGACATAAACACTAGACGCACAACAATTTCTCAAGCCGCTCAACCCGTTGCTCCAGGGTTAGCGGCTTTTCTTTGTTTTCTTTGTTCGGGCACAACTCTAGCGGCCACGCTTTCAGCGCCTGTACAAACGCTGCCCAGTCCTTGCTCCTAACCCCCAGCACTCTCTTCTTTAGCTGTATCCTTCCATCTGCTAGTTGCACCCTGCTTTGCCCCAGTAGCGTAGCACCACGCTCCACGAGCTGCCTAGTCGCGTTTGAGTATCTGGTAGTGCGACGCACACCTATCAGCATCGGGGCCGTAAATCTCACCTCGTCCACAGACGTCCTGTAGTGCGCGCTATAGAATTCTTCGTAGTTCATGGCTAGTACCCTAGTGGCTATATGTAGCCGTAGTGTATGCCTTGCTATGGGCACGCCGCAAGTGGTGTACCGTGGCGCTGTACCCTGCGCCACGCGCCCCGGTACAGTGGCGGGGCTTTTGCTATGGTCGTGTTGGGCCCAATAGGCTGGGCCCATGATGGTGTACCGGCGGCTGGGTACTGTGTACCGTGCAGGGCCGATGGGGGGTACAGCGCGTAGGTGCCGTGGCGCAAGGCTCGTGGTGTTGTGTACCTTTGTGTACCGTGGTTTAGGCAAAGTTATAATGTAAAAAATAGTACTGTATGTATAACCAGTAACTACGCACTACGCGCCAGCCATAATACTTTGCTGGGCTGGGGGGTACACCATTTAAGGTACACCACCGTGCAGGGCCCAACGCGCCACGCGCCACGCCCACCGAACCTAGCACCCAGCCTCCTAGCCCCTGGAGCGTAGCGCCACGCCACGCAATGCCAAGCACCTAGGCAACCCTAGCGCCTAGCGCCTAGCGCAGCGCATACGCATCTACAGCCAAGCACCCTCCTCGATAACCGGCCATGAACAGATGCATCACTAGAGTGCAAGGTCGCTCTTACTTGGTGCTCAGCGCTCAGCACTGAGGCGATACGTTATAATGTAACGATCAGCTGAGAGGGTGGTCACGCGGCGCTCAGAATCAACCCCCCACCCCCTATGAACCAAAAGTGGGGGGCCAAGCACTCGGGTCTCAGGCGCCACGCACAAAATGTGAAGTTTCAAATCACTAGTGCCACCACGCGCTGAGAGCTTGGTGCTGAGAGCTTGGTGCTGAGAGAGTGGTGCTGAGAGCTGAGAGAGTGGTGCTGAGAGGTGAATACCACTGTATGCCCATACAGTACTCCGCACCATGCAACAAGCGTGCCAACGCAAACCGCTTGCGCACGCGCCCATATCCATGCTACTATGCACCCACCATCTAAGCTCCACGCCCCATATAGCGAGACGGTCATGGCAAAACAGGGCCCACAAGACGAAGAGAAATTCCGGCTAATGGAGAATCTTCAATCCCGTTTGACGGAACGTCAGATGGCGAAGATTACGGCCCCGAACGTGACGAAGATGTTCACGCGGAAGATGATCCAGGATGCATTTCTTGAAACTTTCGAATTAGTAGGTGGCGTGTCGCGCCTCGCTATATGGGCGAACGACCCTGAAAATTACGAGACGTTCCTTCGTCTACTTATGATATTGGCCCCTAAAGAATCGAATAACAAAGTGGATGGTGGGAAGACCATCGAGTATCGTAGTATGGTGCCGCCATCTAATCTGAACCAGAACACCAAAAAGAAGTCTCCGCTCACGGTGATCGACGAGGATATCACCGATGTATGAGGATATTCATGATGACTGTCCGTCATTCATTCTGAGTCCTTATCAGCTTCGTGATGCGCGCGAGTTTCCTCTCGCTCACTCGATGTGCTACGATTTCCACGCTCGTGCTGAACGCTTCGCTGTGATGGTCATGCACCGTCGAGCGGGTAAGACAGTGATGTGCATCAACGACATCATTGATAAAGCGATACAAAACGAACTGCATATGCCACGATATGGATACGTGGCTCCATTCTATAAGCAGGCTAAAGAGATCGCGTGGAATTACCTGAAATTCTACGCGGCGCCGCTTATTGAAAAGATCATGGAATCCGAACTCAGCGTCCTACTCACAAATGGGGCGCTTATTCGCTTGTACGGTGCTGACAATCCGGACTCCCTCCGTGGTGTTTATTTCGATGGGGTAGTGCTGGACGAATTCGGTGACATGGCCCCGCGTCTATTTGGTGAGGTCATCGCTCCTACGATAACGGATCGGAAGGGCTGGTGCGTCTTTATTGGCACGCCAAAGGGCCCGAACCACTTCATGGAGCTTTGGGACGACGCGCAAGATGATCTGCGCTGGTTCAAAAGGATGCTTCGTGCGTCGCAATCAGGCATCATCGATGCTGATGAACTAGCGCTGATGGCAAATCTTCCAGGTTCTGATGAAAGTACCTTCCGCCAAGAATTTGAATGTGATTTCCATGCGGCTATCCGGGGAGCCTACTACGGACAGATCCTCAATGCGCTGGAAGCCAAGGGGCATATGGGATCATTCCCGTGGGATCCAGAACTTCCGGTCATTACCGCGTGGGACATTGGTTATAGCGATGATACTTCGATCTGGTTTATCCAGACGAATGGTAAAGAGTTCAAAGTGATTGACTTTTTCACGGCTAGTGGGCTGAGCGCTGATGATGTAGTGGATATTCTCCAAGAGAAACCCTATATGTACGGTGATTTTGCCCTCCCACATGACGCCAAGAACAAGTCGTTCCAGACTGGTAAGTCCACCGTAGAGCTATTCCGAGCGCGTGGCATGAAGAATATACGAGTCGTAGCGCGTCTATCCGTGCAGGACGGCATCCAAGCTGTGCGGAAGACTCTACCAAATGTCTTCTTTAACACTGATAACGAAGATGTTCGGCGCGTCGGTCTCGGCGCTCTGCGCATGTATCAGCGCGAATGGGACGATAAGGCGCGCAAGTTCAAGGAGGCCCCAAAACACGATTGGAGCTCCAACCCTGCGGATGCCTTCCGGATGTTCGGGTGCTTTATGAACCCAACAGCGACGAAGCGTAACTCAGGATCACTACAGACACACCAACCAAAGTCCGAGATCGTCAGTAATGTGATGCACCTCGAGGCTCTTTTTGCTGACCGTGAACGGTCCAAATCTGGGGGCAATAGGATATGAGCAAGGACTGGATGGACCAGATCGAAAAGTCGAAGAAATTCAAGGCTAAGTCGGTCACGCACGGTCGTAAGGTATACGCGCTGTACGAAGATCAACGCGATACGAACGCGGCATGGGTCAAGAAGGCGAACTTCTTCTATGCCAACGCTAACATCCTGAAGGAGTCGCTTTTCAATAGTCTCCCTAAGCCTGATGTTTCGCGGATGCAGAAGGGTAACTTCCTGGATGACGCGAGTCGTGTGGCGGCGTTGATCATCCAGCGCGGCCTGACGTACGAAATCAAGTGCGCTGAGAGCTTCGATGAGGCGATCAAAGCGGCCATTCTTGACCGCCTCGTACCGGGTATGGGCCAAGTCTGGCTTCGGTTCGAAGTGGAGGAGAATCCAGAGGCCGAAGCCGTAGAAGGTGACGACACTGGGGGCGACGAAGTTGATGTAGAAATGCAGAACGAGCAGGAATCTGGGCCCATTGCTGGCACCGAGAAGATCTGCATTGAGCACGTCTTCTGGGAAGACTTCTACTATCAGCCAGCGCGCCTATGGTCTAAGGTCACTTGGATCGCCCGCAAGCTCAATCTCACGGAAGCTGAGATCAAGGAGAAGTGGGGCGAAGATGCGATGTCTAAGGTGGGAAGCGTCAACAAGAAATCTGACGATACCCTCACTCCGGACGAGATCAACGAAGATAAATACACCGTCTACGAGATTTGGGACAAATCCACTCGTAAGGTGATCTTCCATGGTGGCGGTGAAGAGCCATTGTCTGAAACAGCTGATCCGTACAAACTGAAAGACTTCTATCCATGCCCTATGCCGTTGATCGCGAACGTCACCACGAACAAATTCTTGCCTGTTACTGACTACCACA